ATGAAGGTGCATCAGCATATATNACAGATGGTAATGCAGGTTCAAAATGTATGGCCTTTTTCGATGGCAGTAATTGGAAGAAGATGCATTCTCCTGGCGATAACATTGCGAGTTCATAATGATTAAAACAGAGAGAAATACAGATACAGAATTAAAAACAAAACAATCGCAGTTTGTAAATTCGTCATATGATACACAAATTGCACTACTTAAACAAGATATTACAACTATCAAGGACAATCATTTAGCACATATGTCAGAAGATATCGATAGAATAGAACGTAAAGTAGACAAGATTGACACAAGAATATGGGCAGTATTAGGATTACTAGTAGCAAGTGTATTAGGGCCTATGATAGCAAATATGTTTTAAACCTAACTCAGGTGTAAAAGGAGGAGACACTAGATGTCTGATACGGATGAGAAAAAGAAAGTAGGTCGACCCAAGAAGCAGGTTGACACCGAATTGCTTTATAAACTAGCTTCTATACATTGCACCATGAAAGAAATGGTGGATATTGTAGGAGTGTCAGAAGATACCTTAAAGAAGAATTTCTCGGGTATTATAGACAAAGGGAAAGCAGACGGTAAAATGCGATTAAGACGTAAGCAAATCGAAGTCGCAATGAAAGGAAACGCAGTAATGCTTATTTGGTTAGGGAAGAATCTTTTAAATCAAAGTGATAACCCAATATCAGAATCAGATGCTACTGTGCTACCTTGGACAGATGATGCCGCTGAATAAGGCGCAAGAATCTGTAGCTAATGATCCAGCAAGATTTAGAATTATGTCTGCTGGAAGACGAACTGGTAAGACATTCTTAGCAGTGCGTGAGTTAGCAAAGTTTGCCAGATTACCTGGTAAAAAATGTTTATATATTGCACCTACATATCAAATGTGTAGAGACATTATATGGAAAGATTTGCAAAACAGATTAGGTAGACTAAACTGGATTGCTAAAACTAATGAAAGTAGATTGGAGTTACATTTGGTAAACGGAAGCACAATAGCACTTAAGTCAGGAGATAACCCAGACTCTCTAAGAGGTGGTGGTTATGACTTTATCGTGTTTGATGAGACCGCTGATTTAAAACCAGAGTTATGGTATGAAGCAACTCGTCCGGCGCTTTCTGCACAGAAGCCACCAGGTAGTGCGTTATTCTGTGGAACACCCAAAGGTATAACCAACTGGTTTAAGGATCTATACGACTTAGGTAAGTCTACAGACCCTGACTGGGCGAGCTATAGTTGGACAACACTAGATGGCGGTAATGTCCCTGAAAGTGAAATCGAAGCGGCTAAAAGAGACTTAGATGAGAGGACGTTTAGAGCAGAGTATCTAGCGTCATTTGAGACTTTTAGCGGAGGCTTGATTGCATATAACTTTACAGAGGATAACATAAGACCGTATACTGAGCCGAACCCAGCGAAATTCTTATATATTGGCATGGACTTTAACGTCTCACCCTGTTGTGCTATTATATTTTGTAAGACCAAAACAGGATTACATGCTGTAGATGAAATCGTAATTCACGATTCAAATACAGACGAAATGTGTCAGGAAATTCACACCCGATATCCAGCACATTCAATAATGGTATTTCCAGATCCCTCAGGCGCGGCTCGTAAGACAAGTGCAGGTGGGAGAACAGATATATCGATACTACAGAATAGTGGCTTTACAGTAAAGTATAAGCGACAACATCCTGCAGTAAGAGACCGTATTAATGCTTGTAACTCTTTATTAAAGAATGCAAAAGGTGAACGTAGATTATTAGTAGATCCTAAATGTAAACATTTGATAAAAAGTTTTCAACGTTATACATATAAAGAAGGGACTCAAATCCCTAATAAAGGCGAATGGGATCACGCCTTTGATGCAGGAACTTACTGTGTCGAATACATGTATCCCGTAACACGGGAAGTAAAGCCCGATAAACAAACAACATTTGGAGTTTATTAATGGACATAGAATATAGACACCCGCTTTATGAAGCGAACCTGGGAAGGTGGAACTATTACAGAGCCTCATATTTAGGTGGTTTCGATTATCGACACGCTTCCTTAGGCATGCTACGTAAGTATCTTTTTGAAGATGATGCACCCGGGAATCAATATCTTCAACGACTAGAATACACAGCGTTAGACAACATGGTAAAACTAACTGTAGACACATACAGAAGTTTTTTATTTAGAGCAACCCCTACAAGAACATTTGGTTATCTTGCAGACGATACATCAATTAAAAAGTTTATGGAAGATGTAGATTTTACTGGCAAAGACTTTGACGACTTTATGAAAGAAGCAAATGACATGGCAACAATCTACGGTAATGTATGGATACTTTGCACAAAAGGCAACGTTCCAGGAATCATTACACGTGAGCAAGAGATTGCAAACGACATCAGACCATATCTTAAAATGTTTACACCAGAAAATGTATGCGATTGGCAATATCAAACGCAACCCAATGGTGCAGAGAAATTAATTTATGTAAAGACACGTGAATGGCGTGGCAAAGATAGTTACAAATACATTGAGTGGACACCAGAACAGATTGGTGTTTATCATGTAAAAGATGATGAGATTATAGGGTCAGAAGTGTATGAGAACGCAATCGGTCAAGTGCCATTTGTAGTTCACTACGCAAACCCTACACAATATTTAGGTGTAGGTCAAACAGACATTGCCGATGTAGCAAAAATACAACAAGTATGTTTTAACTTACTATCTGAGTCTGAACAAGCAGTGAGAATATCAAATCACCCAACGCTTGTAAAGACACAAGAAGTTAAAGCTACAGCCGGAGCAGGATCAGTAATCAATTTAGATAATGCTGTAGACCCTGCACTAAAACCTTACTTAATCGAACCTTCTGGAACTAATATTGGAAGTATTGTAGACATGATTAAAGTTCACATTGAAGCGTTCTTAAGAGCAACCAATCTAGGCGCTATCATGGCGGCAAAAGGTCTATCAGTTAAAAGTGGTATAGCATTAAGCACAGAGTTTGAGCAATTAAATGCCAGACTTGCTGATAAATCTGCTAAAATGGAAGCAACAGAGTGGAATATATGGAAGTTATTCTTTAAATGGGGCAATATGCAACCAGATAATGAATTTAACGTAGAATATCAAAAGACATTTGATTTACGTGACGAACATGCTGACTTAGCCCTTCTTGGTCAATCACTTAAGATGGGTATTACATCACCACAATATATTGCAGAGATGCACAAGCAAATCGCTAAGATTACAGTCAAAGATGGCGACAAACTAGATGATATCTTTAGAGAAATAGAAGGTGTTGACGCAGTAGATGAAGCAGATATGCAACATCCTGTGACTAATCAAGAAAATAGACGAGAACATATCGTATCTATGATTCAAGAAGGATTAACGGACGAAAGAATGTTGCAATTACATCCTGAAATGATACAATCAGATATAGATGGTGCACGTAGGAGCATAGAAGATGCAGATACAGACAACAGTTAATACAAGTTATGATCCAGCAATCATAATGCGTGGAAAGAATTCTAATCCTCGTAAAACAGGCGGAGGTGGAGGTCGTAAAGCCGGAACTGCCGCTAAGGATAAGAAAAAGCCAAAATCTAAGACTAAAAATTAGATTGAATAAATACAATAAAGGAGTTTATAGGTATGACCGATATGACCGAGACAAGCGGGATTGATAAAGAAGTAGATACTGGTGCTACTCCCACAAATAATGAACACCAGGAAGAACGTAATTTCTCACAAGCAGATGTAGATAAAATCGTTCAAGCAAGATTAGAGAAATACAAAAGACGTTTCTCAGATATTGATATGAATGAATATAAGGATCTAAAAGCGGCTGAGGAAGAACGTGAATTAGAGGCGATGAAGAAACGTGAAGAATTCGATGACATTTTGAAATCTCAAAAGAACAAATACTCATCAGAAATCGACACACTTCGTTCAGAACTTACAAGCATGAAAGTAGATGGCACACTACTTGCAACGGCTAGTAGCAGAAATGCTGTTAACCCAGAACAAGTAGCACAACTGCTTAAAGCAAATGTAGGCTTAGACGAAACAGGTCGCCCTGTCGTATATGACACTAATAAGAATGTCTTATACGATCCAGAGACAGCGGAACCACGAAGCATAGAAGGTTTTGTAAATGAATGGTTAGATAATAACCCACATTTTTTACGAAGCACACCTGGCGGAGTGATTTCTCAAGGTTCTACTGGGAACGTAGGTAATAACTTAGGTTCTTCAATAGAACTTAGTTCATTAGACTTAACCAAGTCTGCTGATAGGGCAAAATATAAAACCCTGAAAGAAGCAGGCAAATTATAAGAGGAGACCAGAAATGGCACAAGGCGCAAGCACAACTGACCAGTATATGTCAGTATTAAACTCGGACGCATTAATCGTTCCAGTAAAAGCCGCTACAGTATACGCGGCACACGAAGCATCACTTTTTCTAGGTGGTAACATCATTCCTATCGTAAACGCACCAAACGGTGTTTTACAGGTTCCTGAGTTAACATCAGTTGATGCAACTAAAGTAGGCTCAGAAGCAGATCCAGGAGTTGACATCGCAGTTACTACTCCAGGTGGAGCAAAAAACCTAGTAGCAACAAACCTATATGCGGCAAGAACAGTCCTAAGAGACTTAGGTAATATCGACCCACAAGAAGTAGGTCGTGTTCTTGGTAATGCAGTTGCGAAGAAATTTGACTTAGATGTAATGGCTAACATGGCCGGTTGCACAGAGCAAGAAAACGCAACTTCAGGCGGAGACTTAACTGTAAACGAACTTATGAAAGCTATCGGCACAATTCGTGGCAATGGCGAGACAGGTAAACTTTACGGTCTAGTTAACGCGGCAGTATATGCAGAATTAATGAACAACATTGGTTCAAACGCATTTGCTGGTGGTAACTTCCAAGATACAGCTATGGCAAGTGGCTTTTTAGGAACAGTAGCTGGTGTGGATCTATTCACAACATCTTACCTAAACGACACTAACGTAGGTCTATCTTCTCATAACGTTCAAGCGGCTGTGTTCTCACAAGACGCTTTCAGAATCGCTATGCAGAAAAATGTAGATGTAGAAATCGCACGTAGAGCCGAAGCAGTTGGTTCAGACGTTGTTGCTTCTCTACACGCAGGTATTGGTGGTATCGATGCTGGCAACCGTGGCGTTTTAATTATAAACGAAAGCTAATATTTAATAGTTAGGAGTAAAGTATGGCATATGCAATAGATGAAGATTTAGTAGCGATAGTTCCCGATATCTTTGACCATGGTGTTGAAAGTTTCACAGTAGAACTTACACGTTCAGAAGGAGACATTCAAAGACGTATTAAAGCAGATTGGTGGAGTATCTCACATGATCCCACTAACTTCGATAAGACGAAACTAATAGCGTCAGAGTGGAAAAGAGCTACCATTTATCATGCGTTAGCATATTACATTCTTCCGAGACTTTCTAATTTTCAAGCAGACGATACATTTCAAAGACAGATGACTTTCTATAAAGAAAGATATCATGAAGAATTCTCAGCGGTTTTAGCCGCTGGGATTTCCTATGATTTAGATGGCGATGGTGTATATGAGTCAGGCGAAGTAGATTTTATTAAAGAAAGGTTATACAGATAATGGCAAATAGTAAGCGAAAACTAATCTTAGATGATGTTGTAGCAAAACTAAAAACCATTAAGTCACCTAGACTTGGTAAAGTCTCTACTAAACCAGAAGATTTTCAAAGACTTGCAAGAACTTCATATCCTTTCGTAGGTATAGAAATTACAGACGAAACAAAAGAAGACATTGCAAGAGAATGGAGATTGGCTACTATGACCGTTGACATTTCTGTTCACTTAGATGGCAAAAAGAAAACGACAGATGTGCAAACACAAATGTCTAATATCATTGAAGCTATCGAGGAGAAACTTGAAGCGGATCGCACTAGAGATAAGAATGCTCAACTAACTGAATTAGTAACGGTTGGGGACATGCAAGAAACTGCATTTCCCACAATAAAGCAAACAATGACTGTAAGTATTCAATATACTTACAATAAAGGTAACACTTAAACAAGAGGAGACCAGCAATGGCATTAAATATCTTTTCCGGAAGTCAAGGCATAGTTTATGTAGCCGATGTTCCAGTTGCTTCGATTCGTTCATTCTCATTTGAGGAAACGCAAGAAGTGATTGACGCAACGACTATGAATACTAGCGGCGTAGCTTTCAGAACAAATAAACCAACGTTTAAATCGTGGTCTGGATCTATCGATGTCTTTTGGACAATCGATGATACAGCAGGTGCAAACTTTACAGAATCAGGTTCACTTGACGCTCAATTGGCGCCAAGCACAACTGAAGTTACTATAAAGTTCTGGCCAGCTGGCGACAGCAACGATGAAATCGGTTATCAGGCATCATGTCTAATCACATCCCGTGCAATCACGGCAAGTGTAGACGGCATGGTAGAAGCATCAATTGGTGTAACTGGAACCGGTCCAATCACTGTGGATCACGGAACTAACAACCCTAACGGGGCGTAGTAATGAGAGTAACCGTTAAAGGCAAAGTCGATTTAAAAAAAGCACTTAAGAAAGTCCTCGATGAGGTAACTACTGATGTGCTTACAGAAGTGAAAGCAGTAACTCCTGTAGATACCGGCAGAGCAAAAAGCGGTTGGAACTTAGTAAGGGGCAACATGGTTAACACAGTTAGCAATGCTGTCCCTTATATTGACCCACTGAACAAAGGACATTCGTCCCAAGCACCAGAGGGTATGACGAAACCTACTATCGAAAAAATATTACAATTTAACGCTAGTGGTAAATATAAAATAAAGAAAAGAGGACTATTTAAATGACAAAAGTTTTAGACACAGCAAAGATGCACTTTGCAGAAATATCTAATCAAGGCATGGAAAGTTTTGAAGTGCCAGAATGGGATACAACTGTATATTGGAAAGTAGGAGGATTAAACTTCGCTTCTCAGAGTGCAGTAATAGAATTACAAAACGCAGGTAAATCAGCAGACGCTTTAGTAGAGATGATGTTGATTCGTGCATTAGACAAAGATGGAAACAAAATGTTTTCAAAGATGGAAAAACCAATATTGATGAATCAAGTTGATCCTAATGTTATTTTAAAAATCGTGACAGCTATGGGCGAAAGCGATAAATTAAAAGAACATGAATTGGGTGACCCTGTGGGAAACTCAAAAAGGACGCAGAACTCAGATTCTGCTTCTTCCTCGCAAAAGAAATAGGTAAAAGCGTTGAAGAAGTGATGCAACTCAGCGTCCAAGAAATAAAATATTGGGGTGCATACTTTGAATTACTAAGGAGAGAGCAAAAGAATGAGCGACATAAATCTAATCATATCGGCAACGGACCAGGCGTCAGGCGCTCTCGGTAATATACAAAATAAATTAAGTGGAGTTACATCTGCCGCGGCTACAACCGGCGGTGGCTTTACTGGTATGGGCGGCAAAATAAAAGCCGCTCTTGGTGTGGCAGCCGCTGGCTTTGCCGTGTTCAAAGGTATCACAGCTATCAATGATAGAATTGGTGAAATGGATGACTTGGCAAAACGTGCAAGAATGGTCGGAGCCGCTACACAAGAAGGCTTTGCAGGCTTTCAAGTTGCAACACAATTACTAGCAGAAGGTGGTCTATCAGCACAAGAGGCAGATAGAGCATTCAACAACTTACAATTAAGATTAGCAGAAGGTGCCAAAGGTAATAAGGCATATGCTGAGATTATGGGTAAGTTAGGCGACTCTGTAATGGACGCAAACGGTGATTTGAAAACTGCACCAGAACTATTTGAAGCAGTTGCACAAGCGGTTCAAGATGGCTCAATCGAAATGGACGAAGCATCTAAAATCTTAGGTATGAGAGTGGGTCCTAAGATTGTTGGTATCTTCGAAGACTTAGCAAACAAAGGCGTAAGCGTAGAAGAGGCACTAAAAGATGTTGCGGCAAATACAGACATTGTCCCGCTAGAAGCGGCNCAGAATGCAGAAGTATTTGGCGATACAATGGAAAGAATTAAACAAGTTCTTGGTAAAGTTATGACGGAAGCTATTACTCCGCTACTACCATTACTAGTTCAACTGGCAGAGAATGCTCTAGCGGCATTACCGCCTATCGTTGAGAAAGTTCAAAAAGGATTTGCGGCGGCACAACCTATATTCGAAGCTATAGGAGTTGTCTTAACAGATATTGTATTCCCTGTCATTGGTCTTGTAGCAGACGCACTAATAACTCTATTAGAAGCATTAGGGCCTATCTATGAAAAAGCATTACCAATATTCAAAACAACTCTTGAAGCAGTATCAAATGCAATCGAAGTAATTGTAGAAAAGATTACAGGCTTTATAGATGGTGTAAAAGAAGTAGGTAAAGCTATTACAGATATTACAGGTGGTGTTAAAGATAAAGTGTCAGACATGGCAAGTGGAGTTACAGAAAGTGTAACTGGCATGGCAGACTCGATGAAGTCTAAAGCAATGGAAGCCACAGAAGGCGTTAAAGGCTTTTTCTCAGACATGTATATGAAAGTTGTCGGTGGATCTATTGTTCCTGATATGCGTAAAGAAGTCCTTGAAGAATTTGAACTCATGCGTAAAGGTATGGAAGAAAAGACACAAGCCGCAGGTTTGGCAGTAGGTGTTAATATTCAAAAGATGAGAGAAAAAGTTGCCGCAAGTTTAGGCATCGATGCAGGTTCAATGACTGCACAACAAATTAAAACAATCGATGAACTTCTTGACATATACGGTGGCTTAGCTGATGCACGTGTAGAGGATGTAAGAATATCAAACAGAAATAAAGGTGTTCAAGCAGGCTTAAATGAAGCATTTAAGAGAGGTGCGATTGATGTTCAACATTATTCTGAGGTAGCAGAAGCATTCGGTATAACCTTAAGTGATACAGTTACAGGCAGAGGTATTCAAACTGCATTAGATATTTCAAGTGCATTCGAAAGCATGAGTGCAACTATATCATCTACTATGACAGACGTTGTGTTTGGAATGAAAGATGGTTTCGAAGCTATGCAAGACATTGCACTATCAGTTGTAAAGCAAATTGTAAACGCACTTATACAAAACTTTATCGTATCACCATTAATTAGAAATATTCAAAGTGCAATCATGGGAATCTCAGGCGGAGGAGCAAGCGGAGGCTTTGGTTCACTACTAGGTGGACTAGGTGCTTTTCTTCCTGGCTTCGGTATGTTAGCAGGAGCTGGCATGTTATTAGGAGGCTTCTTAGCAGACGGTGGACCGGCAAAAGCAAATACACCTTATGTCGTAGGAGAAAGAGGCCCTGAGTTATTTGTTCCGAACACTTCAGGTAACGTAATCGCAAATGATGACATTCAAATAGGAACACAAACTGCTCCTACTGTAAACTTTACAATCAATGCTGTAGATACACAAACTGGCGTAGAGTTCTTACTATCAAATAAACGAGTTATAACAAGCGTGGTGCAAGAAGCCTATAATAGAAGAGGCGCATCTGGACCGTTAGGTTAAGGAGACACAATGGCATTTAATTTACAACATTATTCGACAACATTTCAACATACCAGCAGAGCAAACTTTTCAAGTCAAGCAATGCAAGACAGATATCCTTTTATCTGTAGCAGAGAAGCACTATACCAATCACTAGATGCGGCAAACGTAGTAGGTGATTCACAACGTAATCCAAATGGATATACACTAAAGCAAATGACTGATAAGATTATTGCACATTGGGATGCAGTCATGTTTGACCATTGGGGCAGAAGTCTCAATACAGATAACGTAGAGGTAAAATTAAACAATCCATTAGCATTTGCAAATGTAAGTCAAATTTACAACTGGTCACAATCTAAGTTTTGGAGTGACTCTAATACTTCATTTATTGCATTTGATATTGGTTCAACAGGTAATAAAACAGCGGCACAAGTTGTAGCGGCAACAGATATTATACTACTACCATCGATACAATACGATATCGATACAATAATTTACAAGCAAAAGCCTTTCTTAGCATTTGACTATACGTCATACATCACAACATCAGCATCTACGGGAGCAACTCTTATAGGCACAGATGACTTTGGTGTAGAACTTACAACCAATAGTAGTCATCAAGTTACAGCAATTACAGGTTCTGGAATATCAGATGACCCTAAAGCAGAAGTAGGTGATGGTAAGTATCCAGCAACCTTACTTCACATTTACGATTTTAACACTTATCACGATGACTTAAATCCAAATGGTTCAGACTTCTCAGTAAATGACATATATTCTGGACATGATGTATTAGAAACTTCTACTAAATGGTTTGATTTACGTAGAGCAAAGTTTTCAGTAACTACATCAGGTGGTGCAGTTACGGCAGTGACGGCGACAGCAAGAACAGCCGGTGATGGTTCAACATCAGTATCAGGTGGTTGGGATTATTCTACAATAGCAGATGATTATTTTGAATTATATTTTATTCTTAAGCAACCATTAACTACAGCAATGATAACACCAAGAGTTTTATTTAGAACTAATAGTGGCAGTTCGCTAAGTGGTAAAGGACAAAAAGCAACTGTAGATATTACAGATAAAGAAAGTGAGTTCTTTGAAGGACTCGGTATTACAAGTGCATACATAGACACAGCATTTGCAGTCCCATCAACTTCGTTAGTTAACAAAGGTCATACGCATACTATAAGTGCAACATCAGACGAAGATAAATTATTTACACAACGTAACTGGCCTTCAAAAGCATTTGGTTCGGGAACAGATCCAGCAGTTGTAAGAATTGTAAGCGAAAGACCTTCACTACAAACTACATCAAAAGGTCTTAAGACAACTACAATAGGAACTGCTACACATAGATTTAGATTTGAGTTTGAGTATCCGCCAATGAACGAAACTGAGGCACAACACTACATAGAAAAGTTTGAAAGTTTTAAAGGCAATACACTGCCAATGCAGTTATACATTCCTTCACAAGCAATTCAACATGTAGGTAATTGGTCATCAGAACAAAACGCAACTGACTCATCAGCAAGTGGATATATAGGTAATTGGTCTACAAGAATGACCGTTGAAAGTGCCGCTAAAGGTTCAGACTTAATGATATTAGGTGGACATAGCCCAGCGACAATACGTATTCCTGATGGCACTTATTTCTTTTCTGCACAAGCTAAAAAGATTTATCAAATTGTAGGCGTTGGTAATGAAACACCAGACATATATGGTAGAGTCCCTTATATTGTTGAACCCCCTTTTGTAGCGGATCAATCAGGTGACTTTATTGTTTTAAATCACAAAACACAAGACGCTACTGCAAAGAATTACTTGCTAGTTAAAGCATTCTTAGAAGATTCATTCTTAGATTATACAGTAGATGCCGCAGGTATTTACAGAATGCAATTTAAATTTAGGGAAGCAATATAATGTCAAGAGGTGTAGCATCAGCAACCGCAACAGAACTTGCTACTAAAAGTTTTAACATTGTAAACTTACTAGAGTTTCAAGGTATAGGCGGAGCATCAGAAAGATTATATCTAACAGATGCACCAGTAGATATTACAAATGGTGGCAACACTTATGTATCTACACGTGGTATGATGGGTGTAGGTGATATCACAGAAGAAGAAACAATTAAAATAGAATCTATAGAGATTACTTTAAGTGGAGTGGAGAGTGCAAATGTTAAGTTATTCCTTGATTTCGATTACATCGATAGGCGTGTTCTCGTTCACAGAGCGGTTATTGGTAATAATCACGAACTTATTGGCACAGCTATTTTAGTCTTTGATGGTCGTTTAGACCAGCCTAGATTAACAGAAGATTGGAAAGGACAAACTGCTACTCTTGCCGTTAGTGCAACTTCGCACTGGGCAGACTTTGAAGCACAAAGTGGTAGACACAGTAACCCTACAGAACAAAAAATACTTTTCTCAGGAGATACCTTCTTTGATAAAGCAACAGAAACACAAAAGGATGTAAAGTGGGGCAAAACATAATAGATGCTTGGGCAAAGGATCTCATAGGCAAATCGTTTGTATGGGGTCACACAGATTGTCATCAGCTTCTATATCAGTTTGTAAAGATTACTAACCCAACGTGGACTGACCCACATGGTTTAGGTAGATTAGCAGGAACTTACTCTAATAAAGTTCAAGCAATTAGAGTAGCAAGACAGTTAAAGATACCTGAATGGTTTGCAGAGTTAGACTACACATGTAAAAGTGTAAATAAGATTGAAACTGGAGATATTGCAGTGGTAAAGAATACAGATAGCAGAATAACGTATGACATGTATTGGCCTGTCATTTATAATAATACAGTTATGGTTGCTGATCCACATGATGATATGATAAAGCAAAGACATATACATGAAATGTCACTGTATGACTTTCAAGTTTACAGGAGAAATCAATGATATTAGGTAAGGCTTTACTACTAGCATTCGCAGGATTATTACTAGCAACAGGTTCAGCACAGGCAGGCCCAGCAATAGCGGCGGCAACTGCAATCGGAACAGCATTAGGCTTTGTAGGGACAGTAGCTACAATCGTAGGTGCAGTCTTAGTTATAGGCACAGTAGCACTAGCTACAAAAGCCATTAAGCGTAAGCAACAACAACAGCAAAATCAAATAGCAGGAGTTCTTGTAACTAAAGCAGGCACAACATCCCCTATTCCTGTTGTATATGGTCAAAGACGTATAGGAGGCACACGTGTCTTTATTGCATCAGACGGAAGTGAAAACATATATCTTCACGTTGTAGAAGCACTATGCGAAGGACCAATAGAAGGTTGCACAGAGTTATATCTAGCAGATGAATTAGCCGCTACAAGTTCAAATAACGGTGCTAGTTGGTCAATAGAATCTGCATTTAACGGCTTTATAGACATACATTTTAAAGATGGCTCACAAACTGGTGCACTAGCATCACATACTTTTTCTAACTTAGATAACATTGACGAGCATGATGATTGGCCCTCTACAGCAGTAGGAAATAAACTTGCTTACGTATATCTTGTCATTAAGTTTGACCAAGATAAGTTTGGTGGCGGTCTTCCACAAATTACATACACAGTAAAAGGAAAGAAACTTCCCGCTATTGGTAGTGACCACGATACCACACTTACATTCTCCGCGGAACCGGCACGTTGTATATACGATTATCTAATTAATCCTCTATACGGAAAGGCAATACCATTTGGGCTTCTCGACACAACAACGTTTAATAGTGGTGCATCATACAATGCGGCAACTGTAGCAAAGACGGCATCAGACTCTACAGCAGTTACAAGATACGAAGCTCATGCTTATATAGACACAGATAGACCCCTGTTAGAAAACTTAGAAACTCTTTTTACTACATGCAGAGGTGGGTTAATCACTGGTGACACTTACAAGTTCATACAAGATAGAGTAACTACTCCATCCTCAGTAACTATCAATGATGACAATATAGTTGGCACTATAAACTTTATTCAAGCAAATAAAAAGACACTACTTAATCATATACGAGCAAAATTTCCAAATGAAGCCAGTGGCTTTAACTACCAAGAAGATATATCTATAGTAGAATCTTCTACTCTACAAGGTGCAACTAAAGATGGGTTAAAGTTAACAAAAGATATAGAACTAGCTTATACTACTAATGCAGAAATGACTGCAAGAATATTAACAGAAGAAATCAATAGTAGTAGACAAAGTTCTGTAATCGAAGTAGATGTAGACCCAACACTAATCGACTTAGCAGTAGGAGATGTCGTTAAGTTTACAAATACTACACTAGGGCAAACAGATAAGCTATATCGTATCTTAAAGACCGTTGTAAAACCGGATCATATAATTACAATAAATATGAAAGAGTATGATACAAATGTTTATTGGGATAACAATAAAACTATCATAACAGATAATAAAAACGATACGGATCATTAACTATGAGCATTATTACACCAGGAGCACTTAACGCCGGACAAATTGTAACTGCTAATCTAGCCGCAGATTCAGTAGATGCTACTAAAATAGATTTCGGAACAGGCACTAATCAAGTAGATACAGATGTTCTTACAGAAGGATCTACAAACTTATATCATACATCAGAACGTGTAGACGATAGAGTAAATGGTTTGCTTACAGCAGGCACGAACATGACACTTACGTATGATGATTCAGCAAATACTCTTACAGTTACAGGCTTAACTGATGCCGCAATCGTAGGTAAAGTTCTTGTAAGTTCACACAGTGGTAATATAGTTTTAGGTTCAGATGCAAACGTTACGATTTCAGCAGGTAGCGACAGTGGTGAGTTCGCATTCGTAGATGCTAAACAATCATTTATAGGTATGACAGGCGTAGGGTTACAGTTTGATTTTGACAACGCCGCAACACCAAAGACTGCTAAGATATCTACATATGGTAATGATATTATTGAAATAGATGAGAAGTTAAAAGTAGATGGACATTTAGAAGTCACAGGTGCACAAGTAGATTTTAGTGGATTACCTACATCAGACCCATCAGTAGCAGGACGTTTATACAACGATTCAGGCACAGTAAAGATAAGTGCAGGGTAATGGAACGTAAAGCAAATACAATGCATTCTTATACGCTTATGCGTTTAGACCACATGCTGGATAGATATTCAGATGAAGGATGGATTGACATAGAAGATTTGCACAGATTTGTCGTAGAGTTTAGACAACTACCTAAAGAAAAACAAAGCAAGTATGCTCATTTACTAGATGAATGTGCAGACATGTGGGATGCGGCAGAACAACCGGAGAATCAAGATGCCTTATAAACCAAATGATATGATGAGACGTGCGGCACAGACTGCACTAGATTATAATGACACAGTTGCGGCAAGTTATAGATGGGGAACTGCAACAGGATTACGTAGAGCAAGAAAGATTGCCGCAGGAAAAGAATTTAACAGAGATGAGATTGCCCAAATAGCAGGGTTCTTATCTCGTTTTGAAAAAGATTATGAGCGCCAGAGAGCCAGCAAGAAATACGGTAAAGGTTACTATGCTTTTATGGGATGGGGCGGACCGTCAGGACTTGCGTGGGCACGTGACAAGCTAAAGAGGTATGAAGCAAAGTCACAATACTAAGTAAGTGAGGCGCAAATGCACAAAGTTCTAAACCCAGAACGATTTAAAGAAATTAAATCAAAGATTAGACAACGACAAAAGAAATTAACAGGTTATGCAGGCACAGTTCTAGTAGAAAGTGGAACACCACTAGACAATATACCTGTAGGAGTCAAAATTACGACATCTTTACACCCAAAAACCAATGCATGGGAGATACACTTACCACAAGATGGTAAAAAAGGTCTATTTGGTAAAAAGGATGTAAAGGAACTAGCTATAAAGCTAAAAGCAATCGCATATATTGACTAAATATAAGACATTGTTCTGATAAAACATGTTTTCTTAACTCACAGAAGGGAGATTCTCTAAGAATCTCTCTTTTTTTACCTAAAAATGCAAAAAAAATGTTGACAAGCACCACGAATCGTGTTATAGTATATACATAGATTGAATAAATGTTATGATTATAATTTTTAGCGAATGCTAATCTCCGTTCAATCGATTTGATAAGATAACTGATGTTGTCCTGACATGGTTAACGGTTATCTTGTTGATTATACTAGAGTATGTAAGACATGGTTGGCGCTTTGGTCTTACATACTCAACATGTATAAATAATATTATGTGAATACATTGTTTTTTCCTTAACAGAGTATTTTCCAGAAGTTCATGTTTAGACCTTAAGAGTCCTTTTGTTTTCAGTCGCAAAAGGGCTCTTTTTTTACCTTTATTCTATACTATTTGCTTGACTCTGCTAAATACTTATGTTAGTATATAACTATTATGAGCAAAATGAAACGAAAACTATTAGAAGATTACGAAAGCGATTATGCATATCATCTTTTTATGTATGGCGACTTATTTGTAAACATATTATTCTCTTTACACAATGAGAAAGAGAAACGTTTCAATGTGCCTCGTAGATACAAAGAAGTAACTAATAAAACTGTAAAGTTTTATAACAAATGGAGCAAACATGGAACAATACATTAAGGATAAAATAGAGTTCGTAGGAGACCACTGGATGTGGAAGGGTGCAAAACATTTACAAGGTTATCCTATGATTAGGAATCGTAAAACTAAGAAGATGGTTCTTGTTGCAAGAATGATGATGGAAGAAAAGATAGGCAGAGAACTAGACGGCAGAGAAGAACGAGTAAAGAATACTTGTGGTAATAAACTGTGCGTTAACCCTGACCATTACATTCTAGCACGTAGAGGATCACAAGAATGGAAGTGTGTAGCAAATCTTATACCAGATGAGACACGTAAGCAAATACAAGATGATTGGTTTGACGTAGAATACTATCATGGTCTAAAGAAAGACTTAGTAAAGCGATATAAAATAACATACAGCACACTATATAAAATACTAAAAGAGCGTGATCCAACACTATCATTGTCAAAGAAAAAACGCTTGACATCTATAGCATAAACATGCTATAATAACTACTATATTACAATCAAGTAATATATAATATTAACTAAAAGAAAAGAGACAACTAATGACAAATAAAACAGAAGAACAAATACACGAAGAAGCATACTGGGATAGAGAATACTCAGGCGACATTGAACTAGGTCGTGCTAAAAGTAAAATCAAAGAGTTAGAACAAGAACTAATCTCATTTAATCATCTTAAATCAATCAGCTGGAATCTTAATCGCATTGCAAATGTATTAGAAAGCATAAAGCAACCTACTTCTGATGAAGTTGGATTTGCAAAAGCAATGTTTAGAACAAATAATAGTGATGAACCAGTTGCATCAAGCATAAGAGACATGTTAAAGAAAAAGCGAAAGCAATCTTTTGAGGAGTCTTCTTATGAGTAGTTTAAGTGGATATTGGGTTCTATCAAACGTATCAGGCCCATACAAGAGTCAAAAGACAGCAGACTATTTTGAAATAGAAATGGTAAATGCTGAAACTCATCAATCATACAAAAGTTATATTGTAGATGAGAATCATAATAGACGTAACTGGCACAACATCATAGAAGAATATTGGGGTGTCTATACAGGCATCAATACAAAACGTGCTAGAGGCAAAGTAGTTATCAATGCAGATAGCAAACCAATACTAGCAGAAAAGTTATCACGTGAAGAATGCAAATCCTTCGCAATGACTGGTAGTATCTAAAAGGATAAATAGTTGTGAATATTCACAGCCATGATATTCAATCCTGAATAGTTAATAGCTATACTCAACCCTTGTATGACTCCCGTCTGCAAGGGTTGTTTTATTTAAAAAGGGCTAAAAAAAGGTTGACTCTACCACATATTCGTGTTATTCTATAAATACTGGGAATAACAACATGGCTAAAAATCACTCATTCTACTACATGTTAACTACTAGAAACTACAAGAACTACTAGTCAACTACTGATGGATTACTAGACATGGAACAACAAGTGTTCTCCGAACACCTCTCTTTGAGAGGACGACTTTAAAAACAAGGAAAAGGACTAAAGACATGAGAAAACAAATAACTGACGTAATGGGAACTTATGAAGTTAACATCAAGAACAAACCCGAAGAACTAGTGAACAGCGATAACTCTGCAATCTATTTGAACTTATTTGATAATGGAGAGATACCGAATGCCGTTCGCTATAAACTTTCGCTATGCGTATCTGATGAAAATAAACAGACAACAGATTGGCATTGTAATATTTTAAATGATTGGGAGGCGGCAAGATGGTTGCGTCAAGTCCCACAAGAATACAGAGGTAATCCGTTCTATAAACAAACTCAGTATGCCATTGCTGATATTAAAAATAATCATGATTATTTTGATAAGCGACCAAGTGCAGGCTTTTTTAAAGCACCAAGAACTAAAGGTATGGAAGCAAGTCAACGACCAATCTTACCTAATGCAACTGCAATGATGTTCATAGTAAAAGACGCCAATCCATATGTCTATATGAGATTTATGGATTATCATTGGGATGGTTATTTACAGCCAAATAGCAATAGCAAACAAAATCCAAAATACAGTATGTGCATAAAGTCTTCTAAGAAGGAAGAAACAGTCAAACTAGATTATTCGGAGTATTTGTAATGAAAATAAAAATCAAAGACATCAATGTATGCAAAAGTGGCCCACACTTAGCAGAACACAGAGTTAATGGTCAGTGGCAGAAGTGGATAGGTAAAGAAGAACTAGCTAGTATAGTCACTGAACCGCTACGAGAGTTTATTGATAAAAAAAGTGAAGATTTAAGTGGGAGATGCCCAGAAAAAAGGACTAAATGAACAACTCCCTGAATGTTATGTCATTCATCAGTATTTATTGGAAAAACGTCAAAAATAATCAAGCATAAATAGATATGAGTTAAATTACAAAGGAAATATCATGAACGAACAAGAAAAACATAAAACAAGATTTTATAAATTAGCAAATGGGTTAATGTCTATTGCATATATCGCCTTATTTGCATATTTTTTAGCAGAACTATCTAAAATGATATTCTAAAAGGAGTAAGTGCATGGCATCAGGCAAATTAGACATTACAATAGAACAAGGCGCTACGTTCTCTCGCATTATTACTATAAAAGATTCAAGTAATACAGCAGTAAACATATCGTCAGATTCTTTCGCAGGTCAAGTGCGAAAACGACATCAAAGTGCAACAGCAATAGCATCATTTACATTTTCAATTACCAATGGTTCAGCTGGCATAGTTACAGCAACTATGGCCAACTCAGTTACATCTGCAATGGATCCAGGCGACTTCGTTTACGATATCGAATGGACAAGTGGATCGACAGTGACTCGTCTACTAGAAGGGACAGCTACAGTAACGCCTGAGGTAACGAGATAATGACAACAGTAACGGTAAGCGAAACAGATTTTAACGTTACAGTAAGTGACACAGCAAATACAGTCTCAGTATCAACTGGAGGCGACATATCAGTTGCAGTAAATACGCAAGTCTTTTCTACTGCTATAGCAAATTCAGGAACTAGTGGCGTAAAAGTTCTTAAATCAATTTCAGGTGATACACTTACTGCACGTAGAATTAAAACAACTGGTAATGATATATCTTTATCAGAATTAACAGATGATATAGATATAACCTTAAATGATACAATCACAGTAAACGTAACTGGTGATTTAACAGGTAATTTATTAGGCAATACAACTATAGCTGGTTCACTTATACCAACTACAGATGATGCAGTTGACTTAGGTTCAACAACAAAAAGATTTAGAGATTTATACTTAGGACCGGGATCGCTTTTTGTAAACAATCAAAAAGTTTTAGAAGATGATTCAGGAACTATCAAAGTAAGTTCTACAAATAACTTAAGCATACAAAGTGGCGGAGACTTAACCTTATTAAGTTCAAATGGAACGTCAGTTATACAAGATGCAACAGTTAATGTAGGACCAGCAGATAATAGTGGGACTACAAATATTCGTGGCACACTAGACGTAGTTACAAAAATAGAAATGGGTGACTTAGATATTATATCTGGTCAAATACATCAAGATTCATCAAACGGTAATCTAACCATAAAAACAAATGGCACTGGTTTTATACATGCCAATACAGCAGACTTTTATGTAGGTGCAGGTGATCCTGCAAGTGCAGAGTTTGTAAAGATTGATGAGAATACGATTACAAAAGTAGGCGGTGGTAGTTTAACATATACAGGTTCAGTAGTAGGTAACGTCACTGGAACAGTCTCAGATATATCAAATCATTTATTAGATGAAGATGATATGTCTACTGATTCAAATACTAAAGCACCATCACAACAAAGTGTAAAAGCATTCGTAGCCTCACAGATACTAACTAAAGATAATTCAGATGAGATTACAGAAGGTTCAACTAACTTATATTTTACTAATGCACGTGCAAGAGGGGCAATCAGTGAGAATAGCACACAGTTAGCTTACAATAACTCAACAGGTGTTTTAACTTATACACAAGGCGATACAGACACAGTAAGCGAAGGATCAAGTAATCAATATTTCACAACAGCTAGAGCAAGAGCAAGTATTTCAGCAAGTGGTTCACTAGCATATAATAGTGGCACAG